CCCGCCGGGACGAATGAGGCGGCGCTGTAGCCACTATCTTTCCCCGTCTTTCCTCCGGTTCCATTAAACCCGACGAAGTTGCTATCGACGGAAGACCCAGGGCCGCTAAAATCGCCTGTACCTCCACCGCCACCACTACCGGACCCTCCACCACCAGGCACGGGCTGCGCCATTGCAGGCATGCTTAGAAGGGCCACGATGAACGCAGCCGAAGCAACCTTCCGCATCATCGTGGCTTACCCGTAGTAGGAAATGTGGAGGACCGCGCTCGCTGTCTGTTCGATAAATTTCAGCAATGGCAGCACATCGACACGCTCAAACGTATAAGGCGTGTTGACCGGGAGCGGCATTCCCACGGTCCCGGTTGGGTTGGTGCCGTCATCACGCCAGCGCACGGCCTGCGTTTCAGCAATGACAAGGCATCGCACTGCACCGCTAGGAACCGTCAGCGCCGTTGCGGAGCTAAGGGACGTGATTCTTTGATATCCCAAAGGGCCAAAAGCCCCAGGACTTTGAGCGGCCATGTAGGATTGCCTTTCTTACGGCGAGGGATAGGAGAGGATTGGAGCCGCGATGTTCGGCGCAAAGCGCGCGATCTTGTCAGCAGCTATGATGTCGGAGACGATTTGTGTCGCGAACGTACCCCAGACCTGAACGCGGTCATCATCTTTGAGATACGGCGCAGATTGCAGGAGGGCGGTGTAGAGATATGCGTCTGGGTACTTGGTCAGAAGCCAATTCGTGTCTGTTGGCGCCGAAAGGGCCGGGAGCGATTGCCAGTAATTGATCTGGGCCGTGTATGTGCCCGTGTTCCAGGGCCAGAACTGGATCTGATTACCGACAATCGAGAATAGCTGCGGGTCGCCATCCTGATTGGGCCGCATGATCTTCTGTTCCGCGATCTTCTCGGGCTCGCAGAACTGGACTTGGCCACTGTTAGACATGGTGGACAGGACGATGGCCCGGAGACCTTCAAAATCGGCCGGCAGATTGGTATACTCGGAGGTGATATTGAGCGTGGACGAGCCCAGCATCTGGCGAACGGGGCCATCCATGAGCAACCGGCGCTGGATTTGCACCGTCGCCATCGTCACCCAGTCTGGGATAGCCGAGGTCAAGTCAGAGCGATTCAGCGTGTCGGCAATGGCTGTCTTGAGGCCGCCAAACGTGCTTAGCGCCATCAGATGTGCCTATGTTTCTTGCCGATGCGGCCTGAACCAGTCCTAAAGCCCCGATAATCGGAGTCGTTCAGGTAGCGGATAAGCTCTTTTTCAAAGGCGGGGTGGTAGAGGTTTATGCCCTTAGCCAGGAATTGAGCATGAATCGTGGCCGGGATCGTCCCCACGTACTGCAATTCCCGGCTCGGCGTGTAACCGTCGAAATTGTTCTGTATCTGCTTATTACGGTCCAGGAGAGCCGATAAATCCTCCTTCTCCGTGACCGTGAAAGTCCCATCCTCGTTGTCGATCCATTCACGCTTAATGCCTGGATCGCTGAGAAACGGTATGACTTTGCTCATTCAGTCTCGCCGTAGCCCTTGGCTTCCATGGAAGCGGCCGTCGCCGGATCGACAAACAGAACATCGTCCCGCTTTGCCATCACATCGCCACCAGGTGCGTCACCATCAGGCGCCACATGAACGCCCGTCGAGACTTTACCGTCTCCGTGCTTGGTCACGCGGACAGCGACCATGCCGTTCGGAACCTGAATCTCAGGCTCGTCCGTTCCGTCTGCTTTCTTACGCGGCATTCATCCTCCTCAAAGAAAATGGGGCGACCCTTTCGAGCCGCCCCGGTTGCACCCGGATGCGTTACACAGCCAGGATCATGGCGTGGGCCTTCTCGTTCTTCATAACGAGGGTTTTTTCCGCGATGATCTGGAACTTCTCGGCGTCGCCGGTCTGCGCTAGCGTGTCAGTGAACATGCCGCGAAGAGTGGCAATGCCAACCATGTCGGGATCGACCAGCAAGACAGCATTCGCAACCGCGTATTGATGCGGGATGAACGTCAGCTTGCCGAAGTCATCGACATACACATCAGCGGCACCGATGATGGTGGCTTGCTCAGTCGGCTTCGCATCCACGCGAATGGAGGCAATGCCGGTGAAGCCACTCATCGTCTGCTTGGTGGTGCCCGACATGTAGCACTGGGTCGGGTTGGCACCATTGCCAAAAGCCGTCGCGCGGACGGTCTTGAGCAACGCTTCAGTCAGAGTACGGGTCGTGCCGGCAGTGGCCGCCGTGGTCACGCCGCCGGAATAGCCGGTGGTCGATCCACCCGAACCCAGCGAGGTGTTGGAGGTCAGCCAGGTACGGAAGCCGCCCGAGTGGCGAGCCGTGCCGCCAGATTCCTGGTTGGACGCGACGTTATTCAGCCACGCCAATTCCATGTCGGTGCGCAGTTCGATGCCCTTAAGCACCTTCTGGCGATTGATTTCCGACGCGCGGCCGGCTTTCTTGACCACCTCGTCGGTGCCAGAAACGATGCCGACTTTACGGAAGATCTGGCAATAGTTGCCGACACGGGTGGTGATGTTTTCAGACGAGGCGAAGGAAGGGCTGTCGTCACCTTCCAATTGAGCATTAGCGGCAGGCGCGGCAAGCGCCTCGGTCTGCCATTCGTGCTTGGTCTGAGTGGCCTTGCCCGCATTACCGACATTGTTGGTGAACGGGGTCTTGGAGGGAGCAACGCGATAGATGGTATCTTCGAGGTCCTCGCGGATACCGATGGTGGTCAGCGTAGTAGCTGTACCGGAGACTGCCGACATTAACTTGGTCCTTTGAGTGTGCGCAGCTCGACAAGCTCGTCCACGGTCAGCTCACGCTTCCGGGAAAGGGCTTCGATGCGCGCAGATTGGGTGGAGCCCGGAGCCGAGGATGCCGGCGGTTTGGCCGGTGTTTTCCTGACTGGGGCGGCTATAGGCGCTGCATTGACAAGCTTCTTCGCCGTCGCCTGACCGTTGCGCCACTTCATGGCGTCGTAAGCGATGGAGGCTTCGATAGCCGTCAGATGCGGAATACGTTCTGCGGGCAAACCAAGGTCCAATAGGAACTTGCCAAGTGCCTGCTTGCGTTCGTTTCCAAGTTTCGGGTCGGTTAGCTCTGGCGCGTACTGGCCTAGCTTCGCCTCTTCCTGGGCAACAAACTCTTGGAACCGTGATTTCTCGGCCTCATCCTTGGCAGACTGGATCTGCTGGATGCGTTTGGCCTGTTCATCGATCCATTCACGTTCGGCATCTCGCTGCATTTGCAGCTTGATGACCGCGTCGCCACCGTGAAGATCCACGGCAGCATTCCAGTCCACATTCCCCCATTTCTGGTTGAATGCGTCACGTTGATACTTGAGGGCATCGAGAGCGACCGGGATTTGCTTATCCAGCCCAGCGGTAAGCTGCTGAAGCCTGGATGCTTCGGCGTCGAATGCCTTCTTTTTCTCGGCGCTTTCCTGCATTGCGCGGGCAGTTGCCGAGTTACGTTCATCCTCCTTTCGGACGATGATCTCTTGCACATCGGGCGGAAGGGCTTTGAAGCGTTCCTTCGCGTCCGCGTCCCAGAACTTTGGCGGCTCAATCGCGGGCTGGTTAGCCTCTTCGGCTTCAGTTTCCGTGGTCTCTGCCGTCGTTTCACCATCGGTTTGCGTTTCCGCTCCGGTGGTATCCTCAGCCGTGGGTTCGGCTGGTGAATCTGTCTGTGCCGGCGCTGCCTCAGTGGGCGCTTCCGGCTCTTTCTTGGGGAGGTCCAGGACCGCTACGGCCTGGTCAATAGATAACGGGCCAGTGCTTTCGCCTGGTTGAGACATGCTTACCTCTGGTGGATGCGATCCCGTCCGCTAGGAGCGGTTGCCGGTTGTCGCTGGGTTAAGGCTCTCGATGTATTTCTCGATCTCTGCGGAGCCTTGGCCGCAGAACGAGGCTAGTTCGGCTTGGACGCTGTCTAAGATGTGGATTAGGCGATAAAGTTCTTCGCGCTTGGCCGCTTCGTCTGGCTTGGAAGCGAGGAGGTTCTTAACGGCGACGGCGCGAACCTTGTCGAATGCTTCGCTTGTCTGCGGGTATTCACGGCGCGCGGCTTGTTCGCGGGCTTTAAGGTCGCTCAAACCTTATTCCCCCCGATACCGACTTGAGCCGTCAGATGGCGCTGATGAGCCCCGATGGCCGCTGTCGTGATATTTGCGGCAGCGTCCTGATCAATCTCGTACTTCTTCAGAGCGGCTTCTGCCTGGGTCTGCTGCTGCTTCAGGATTGCCTGTGTCTGGTTGGCCTGCTGCTTAACCTGGGCGTCAATGTTTGCCTTCTGCATCGTCGTCTGAGCCTGGAGCTGGGCTTTGACGATGTTCGGATCAGGCTTGGCCTGTACCGGCGGTGCATTCTGAGGATCGGTGAAGTAGCGTTCCGGCTGCTTGCGGCCCAATGCCTTGGCGAGGTCAATCGCGGCGTTATAGGCATTGTCCAACGTGACAATCGGACCGACTGCCCCACCCTGCTGCAACACAATGGCGTTCATGGCGCTTGCCAGAGTGTTGAGCGCGGCCAAATCAGCCTCACGCCCAGCGGCACCTAGGCCAACCTCAATGGTCATTGCGTTGCGCTCGCCCCATGTCGTGGGGTCGATGGGAACCCATTTGCCATTCAGGCGGACGATTGACGAGGCCTCAGCATTTTCCCGGATCAGGGAATGCAGGCCAAGATAAAGCTCTTTGACGCAGGTTTCGGCCAGGACACGGGCAATCATGCGGACGCGGCGCTGGGCCGCCTGCATGAGCGCCATAGCACCCTTGGCCGTGTCATGGAGCGTGTCAGGGTTAAGGCCCTGGGCGTTCCTGACCACACCTGACCGCATTTCGCCCACGGTGCTGAAGTATTCCAGGGCGCCGTATGCATCGAATGTCAGGCCGCCAGCCGAGAGCGGACGCACTGCTTGACCAGACTTGGAGCGGACTGGAACCGCAGGCTCATTACGCAACAAGTCGCTGATCGTGTAATCATTGGCCTGGTCCATCGCCACTTCGTAACGCTGGTTAAGCGCGAAATAGCTGGAATCCAGAAGCGAGCGGGTCAGGACCGTCTTAATCTGCTGCGTGCTGACAAGCTGGTCAGCCAGTGACAGGCCATAGAAGCGGTGGGCTACGAGATATGGCGAGCCAGCAGCGAACGGGATGCGCTGTTCCTTGCGGATTTCAATAAGCTTATCCGCCGTGGCGTTCGTCACCACGCGCCAGATGTCGAAATCTTCCCCTTCCCGGTCCTTTAGCCGGATGTAATGCTTGCGGATTTCCACCTGACGGAGCATGTCCGTGGTGGTGTCCGTGGTCTGGCTCTGAAGATGCTCGCCGGCCGTATCGCGAGCCAGTTGAATCTGCTGGTCCTGGACGGGAGCGTAGGGCTCCAGCTTGAGGACGATATCCTCATCAAAGCCCTCCGCGATCAGGTCTTGGACGCGAGGCCTTGAGCGCACCACGCAATAGGTAGCGTCTGCAATGCGGATCGTGTCGGGGCTGACGCTGAAATCATCAGGCGGCACGGCCCAATATTCGGCCCGCGAACAATCAGACCGAACAGTAAAGCTGTAGGTCTGCTGGGCGCTGGGGTAATCATGATCCGGCGGGTCAGCCTTGACATTGACCACTTGCCCAGATTGGTGAGCCAGCATCAATTCTTGGAGGGATTTCCCGCTGAAATCCTCGTCCTGATAGTCCTTCTTCCACCCGAATTCGAACAGGCATGTCTTGAGGAGAAGGCCGTCCTTGAAGCCCGTCATCAGGTTCAGGAAGCCAGGGTTTTCCTGGAATATGACGTGGTTCAGATAATCCGTTTCCTGCCGAGCCGCATCCTCATCACCAGGCTTGACCGGCTCAAACACAGCCACATCACCGCCGGCCGTGAAGATTTCCATGATATCGGGCAGGATCGTCTCAACCGCGTCCGCGATATCGGACGAAACGGCCCTGGAACGATTGGGCAAAGACGGGATGTCCGCCTTCATGTCGCCCTTGTAATAATCGAGGGCGCGGAGACGGTCTGCCCTTAATGCCTGGTCGTTCTCAAACCCCACCGAACGCTGCATCTCAACGCGGACCATCTGCAGCATGGTCTTGTCGTCATAGGGCGGGCGGTCTTGCGCCTCCTCCTTGGCTTCTGGAGCATCCGCCTTGACATCGACGTTCTCGGGTCCGGCGTAGCTCAATTAGACCCTTCCAATTCTTTCCACCATTGAGCTTTGCAATTCATAACTACTTGCTCGGAGATAACCCGGCGCCGGCCCCCAACCTTCACAAATGCCTCTGGGGGCAACTTTCTGAACGCTTCGCGCCCAAAACGAGCAATAAAGGCTGAGATGGTGGTGCAGCGGCGCTGGAACGCCTCATATTTTGTCGATGGCGACCAGTGGAAGCCGCGCGGAGCTTCGCCTTCTTCCTTACCGTTGGGATTGAGGCGCTCAATCCTTTCCGCGACGTTCCGAGAATGATTAGTGCGGACCAAATATTCCTGGATAGGCCAAATCTGATTGCCGCCCTTGCCCCGCCCGAGCGATCCCCAGGTTCCGCCGCTATGCGAGATAACGTACATTCATCAACCTCACACAGCCCCGAATGAGGGGATGGATAGTTTCTTTTCTTGTTTGATCACGCGATGGGCCAAAGCCAGATATCGGAACGCGTCAGCCGCATGACTTGAAAAGTCGTGCAATGGCCGCTCACGCCATGTCTGGCGCTTGCCATCCCATTCACGCCTGTATTGCTTCAGGGCCTCAATGCCGCGTCCGCAGCGATCAGTATCAAACCAGCAACGAGAAAGCATAAGGCGAACTGCGTTGATGCCGTCAGCCACTTCCTGCTGCGGTATGACGTCAATATCCCGAAGGCCCAGCTTCTCAAGTGTCTCGCGGCGTGATGTGCCATTATTTAGCTCTCGCACCTCAACGTCATGAGGCAGCATATGCCGGCCGTAACGGTAGTTCTTGGCCTCAAGGCGCTTGACGATCTGCGGCAACCCCTCGCCGCTTACTTCCATGTAATCAATCAGGCGCCGCTCTTTGCCAACGTCTTGGACGAACCAGATGGCGGTTGCGTCATCAATGCCCAAGTCCCAGGCCGTATCGACCTTAACCAGCGGCTCAACCGGGATCTTGCAAATCCGCTTGTCATTCTCGGCCGCCATCATCTCAGCGGCGTAATAGGAACCCTCAATCGTGGCGTCGAAGCTACACTCGTATTCGCGTTGGTAGGCCGCCTCATCCATAGAATTGCGGGCATCCGTCAATTCCTGTGGACTTAGAACCTTCGTCTCGGAAGCCTTCAATTCCCAGAGCGCCCAACCCTCGTCACCGTTCTTTGCCCGGTTGCGAAGGTCATAGAAGGTGTTCTTTCCTCGGGGCGTTCCTGCAAATGCGGCCCAGCCGGCGCGGTCCGAAAGCTGCGGACGAATGACCTCAGTCCATGCCCGAGGGTCCATATCCCCGAACTCATCAAGAATAACACCGTCAAAATACATGCCGCGAAGAGCATCGTAGTTGTCAGCGCCAAATAGGCGAACACGACCGCCGTTAGGTAAATCCGCCCGAAGTTCAGCCTCATTGAACTTCACCCCCGGTATAGGTGCGCAGTAATGACGGACGTAATCCCAGGCAACGGCCTTAGCCTGGCCTAGCAACGGTGCGACATACCCAAATCTTGGATTGGGCAACTGACACGTCAGAGCGCCGCGTATCGCCTCGTTGATAAAGGCAACAGTCTTGCCCGCCCTTCGATGAGCTACGGCAACACGCCAGCGATGCTTGGACTGATGAAACCCTAGCCATATGCCCCGTGGGTAATACGGGATTGTTACTTGCCGGACGGGTCCGATGTGCCACCAGCAGCATTAGCCGCCCAACTGACGACGATAGGGCCGCCTTCAGGCCCAGAATGCTCTACCTTGTCCCCATAACGCTTGGGGAAAACCTTGGAAGCAAACCACTTGCGGGTATCGACGCGGAGCCGTGAACGCTGCACGTGCTCGCCATTCAATACCCAGCCAGACTCGACACCAGCGCCTTTCTCAGCCTCGCTACGCCGCTCCATCCAGTCATTGCGCCCATCGTCGGAAATCTCAAGGATTTCATCGACTAAGCAGTCTGCCTGGGCCTCTCTAGCGCGCGTGTATTGGCCGAAGAATGTCTCATCCTTGATAAGCCAATTCGTGACAGTCTGCCTATCTGGCATATCCTCATCACGGCAAATGGCCCGAAGGCTCTCTCCGTCAATGAGCCTGGCGCAAATCTTCTCGCCAATCTCAGGAGTGTAGCTGGACGGTCTCCCTAGCTTCTTGGCCTTTGACACGTGTTACTCACAGTGCGATCCGTTTCCGGTTGTCGCGGTAAATGGGTTTAGAGGTACCGGTGGTGGCCCGGCCTAACCTGGCTAGGATCATTGTTCGGATTGGCTGGCGCAGGCTTTGACGGAGCTGCAACGCCAACCACACGGTTAGCCACCATCTCCAGTTTCTTGGGGGCCTTGATCTTGGAGGGTGGAACTGGGCGCTTAGGAGGCAACATAGGTCGCGTCCGTGGTATTGTCGGAGAGCGGCAGCGAATAAACGATGGTCATGCGCGTGCGGCCTGCGTTACCCGTGGTACCAACCGTGGTGATAACACCGGAGATCGTGCGCTCTGTCGCGGAATAGCGGGGGCTGACCTGGCTATTGGCGATATAGGCGCCGGCTTTACCACCAGCCTGGTCGAAGCTGATGGACTCTCCAGCCAATAGGTCAGTCGCCTTGAGATTGACGCCCGTGAAATAGCCAGAGGCATTGCCAGCATCGCCCACTGTCATCGTCGCGGAGGTTCCAGCGGTCCAAAGAGCCACGCCGTTCACGATGATGTCGTGCAGGCACGCGCCGGCCGGGAGAACGTGCGAGCCGGTATAAACACCAGCTGCGCCAGCTTCCGTGAAGACAATCTCACGGGTTTTCATGAACGGGCCAAGAGCCCCGATGAATTTAGACTCGGTTGCCAATGGATTTCTCCTTAGAGGGAATAGATCTTACTGTCCGCGCACTTAGTGGCCGTCGCGTCATTGGCCGTGAATATTTTGCCGTGCTGCACTTCGCGCACAAGTTCGGCTGTCTCAACCTCGGTGTTGTCGAAGTCGCTTAGAAGCGTGGCGCTATCACGCAGATGCGCAGGCCGATAAACAGCCCCGCGTGTTTGGTGCATTTTGGATTGTCCGAAGGTGGAAGCGCCGCGTCAGGCGCAATTCAACACGCTACGGAATATGTCTCTACTAAGAGGGCCACAATAGAAAGATGTTTTAGATAGATGTTGCTATGTTTTAGATGCTGCGTACTTTGGCAGCAATTTCTTTGAAGGCGTTCGCGTCGCGTTTTAGACGCTGTTGATAGCGTTTATTGGCCTCGCGGTTGCAGAAGTGACAATTCCTTTGCCCAGATCGATGGGGCGCACGCCCACATTTGCACATCCGTATTTGAAGGACGTTATCAGGCTGCGTCTCGGACAACCGTACCTCCGTTCAGCAAGTAATCAACCATGAAAGCCAATGTTCCATAGTCGTCATCGACAAGACCAAGCGCCGTATTGCATTTGGCGCAGATCCATCCTCGGAATTTCCCCGTCTTATGGTCATGATCCCATTGCAGGCCTCGGCTATCCGGCCTACGGCTGCAAATCTCGCAGACTTCTGGCTTCGGGCGGCCAGCTAATTCGGCCCTGCGATAGCCAGGCGGCCCATATTTCTTAGAAGCTGCCCGAACCACCGCAACTCTGCATTCATAGGAACCTGCCATTTCGCATACAGCACATGTCTTCCGATGGCCGTATTGAGACTTTTTAGAAGGATGGAACTCCTTGAGCTTCTTCCGCTTCTTACAAACCCGGCATTCGCGCCAGTTCAGGGCATCGACCAAGGGCGACAGCTTCATGTCGCATACCCATAGTGCCGGGCAAGGATCGTAAGCCCAATCCTGATACCGTAGCTTGCCGCCTTGCGATCCTCCCGGACGATGGCCGCGCACCTCTCCAAGCTGAAAGGCTCATCTTCGGGCATCAGGAACAGCGTGAGGAGCGTTTCAAGCTGGATTGGTAGGCAGGCCATGGCGGATTTGAGCCGCTGCATGGCGTCGCATTTGGCGTCTGAGAGGTTTGTGGATGTGGCGGATCCGGACCGGCCCATCTGCATACCGGGCGAGACTTCAAGCCTGGATGCGTGCCAGTCCTCTTGGAGGCGGCGCCCAGCGTCGAGCTGGTATTGCTCTATGGCCTTATGATCGAACAGCCATTGAAGGCGATCAATGCGTCGATAGCCTTTCTGAGCCCCGGCAACCACGGATAGCTCACGGTCGCGGCGGTGGAATGGCCCAACCTTCGCCGGCCCCACTACCTCGTCAGCCGTCTTTTCAGCTTGTTGGCGGGTCATGGGGACACCAAAGTTTGCTCAAGTTCATCGGCCTCGGCTCGGAGCTGCTCAATGCGGTTGATCGTGGGGCTAACTAAAACTATCGAGCCGCCGTATTCATGTGCACCGTCAGTTCCGCCCCAATTTGAGTAGCAGTCACGCACACTTTTGCAATTTGCCACCTTCTTAGCCTCAGCAGCCAAAAGCATTTTCAAATGCTCGAAATTTGAAGTCGTGCTGACTCGAACGGTAATTTCCCATTGATTCATGCTGCAATCTTCCTCCCCTTCTTCTGCACCCTGCGTTTGTAGTCTGCTCGGATGCGTCTCAGAACAAATCGAAATTGCGTTTCCGTCGATTCCAGACCCCACGCTAAAGCGCAAAGTCCCATCTCAATCCGCGTGACAAAGGTTGTCTCGGAACGAATTGCTTTGGCTAGGAGGTGGGGGTGAGTGACGGTCATTCGCCCATCCATGCACCAGGATTGTTCGGCAATTTCGCTGCCTGATTTTTCCATCCAATCGACACGCGGATCTTGCGAACGGCCTCTAAATAGTCTTTGGCGCCGGCAACCGTAGTTGGGGGAAATGGAGACGGAACGGTGAAGTTATCCGGCTCGATGTAGCTGCGCATTTCAGCCGCACGCCACTTCCGCCAAGCCTCGTATTCCATCGGGTCATCAACGCGGTTGACAACAACCCAGGACCGCACAATTGCCTGAATTTCCTTATCGAGTTCAGTTTCCTGTCTGGCCATAGGCCCTCTCTCTCGCTAGACGTTGGCCCTCGATTTCTTCTGGTGATTGGAATGCGCTTGGACGGACAACAACCGTTGTATCCTCGTCCTCCCATCTGCGCTGGTTTAGCCATGTTGCCGGGTGGACGATGAACGTCTCGTCCTTGCCCTCTTGGGAGATCGCATAGCGGGTCATCGCAGTGACTAGCACTGCGGGCGAAACAGATTTAATGGCTTTGAGGAAAGCTTTCTCGGCAGCGCCCTTGCCTACCTTCTTCGGACAAGCCTTCCAAAAAGGATCAAACTCAGCGGCAGCGTTCCTTGATACTGGTTTGGTACTAGATACGGTACTAGATACAGCGCGAACGACAGACGAATCTTCGCGATCATTCGTAGTTTCTTCGCGAACAGTTAGCTTTGATTTCTTTGCCTTTTTGCCTTGTGGTGCAGGAAGCTTTGAAGGCTGCGGGTGATCGATTTTTTGATGATCCCAGTGATTAATTTGCAGATATTCGTCCTTATCGACGCAGTAGCGCGTGATGCAGCCCTCATTTTCGAGTTCATCAAGCCATCCATCCATGAGGCTTGGGGCGTCTTCGTCATAAGGGAACAGGACGCTCGCGAGCATTCGCGAATTTGCGCGAATCCGGCCGGCATCGTCGCACTGGGGCCAAAGTTCAATAAAGGTTAGACGGGCATCGCGAGATACACGGCCCATGCTCTGCGAGTTTTGAAATTCCGGCTTTATTGTCCGGATGCGGGCCATCTATGCCGCCTCCCGCTGCTGGTGCCAGGAGACTTCGCCGCGATGTAGGCGTTCGACCTGAGATAGAACCTCAGCCGTCTTGGAGGCTTCCAGGGCCAATAGCGTCTCGCGTAATTCGTCCACAATCCCGGCGATCTTCTGACTGCGGCCAATGATCTGACGAATGCGCTTGCAGCCGTTGTAAACCGTAGTGTGGTCGCGTCCGAAATGACGGCCAAGGTATGGGAAAGATTTGCCTGTCACCTCTCGGGCCAGGAACATGGCGATCTGGCGCGGTCGGCAAATTTTGAAATGCTGGTCCAGGCTGCGTATCTGATCCAAGGTCAGCTTGAACCGGGCAGCTACTACCACCTCGACATCTTTGGGCGTTAGCTTCATGCCCGCTTCCTCCCCGCCTCACGGAATATTTCTTGGATCTCTGGTGAGACGGGCTTGGCCGCCGCGCGACTCTGCCGAATGCCGATTTCCCGATGATCGATGCCTGGATGTGTGGCGAGTAGCAGCTTGCGCTTCAGCTTGTATTCAGCCGTCTTAAAGCCTTTCACATCCTCCGTGACGGATTTGCCGTTTTCGAGGTAGCGGAAGTCTCCGATGTAGGTGCAGATATGCTGGCCGGCGACGATCAATGGAAAGCGCGGCTGAAGCTCGAGATGGGATATGATTTTCGCCCGTTGAAGCTGGGCAAGCTCAGAATACCTAGCGGCCTCGCGCTTACTGTCGAAGCGTCTGCCATCTACATAGGTCGGCTTTGAATTATACTTGCTAAACAACTTTCCTCCGACAGCTAGGCCCGCCCAGGCCTATGAATGCGAGTACGTCACCCAATAGCCTTTCCGTCGTCGGATGCGGCGGCGAGTTGATTTGTCTTCTCCCTCGCCTTCGACTTGAGCGCGCAATTCAGCATTGGTCTTGTCGCGGAGAGGCTTGAGAGCGTCACGGTGCGCCTTAGGATGCGGGCGAAGATGCAGGGTCATGCCTTTGCCCGCTGGTATGCGTTAAATGCGTTGGTGAGAGCGCCAGCCCATTCTGCTTGACCTGGTAGTATCAGCCCCACATGCGCGGCATAGGCTGCGGCAAGAATTGGATCGCGCTTAAGGGCGAAAGTCAGCTTTTCGTAGCTGATGGCGCATTCGCCAGCCTGAACCTTTTTGAAGCCGTTAGGCGTCATGCCTGTGATGGCCGCGCCTTCCTTGGCTGATTTGGTGCGCGCCCAATCTTGAATGAAGATTAGATCTGCGCTGCGTTCCGAATTGTTGGGTCCATTATTGACCCGAAGAGTTTGGCTATTATTCGTCCGTGCAGAATCCATGGTTCCCTCGCAGTATGGTTGCGAAGGAAGTAACGATGCTGATTTCGATGACCTGGGATGACCTGCCAAAGCCGACGCGCCAACGCCGGCAAAGGCTTCTGAATCGTTTGAGAAGGCTATTGCGCCATACATCTTCAAAGCCTCCCTATGACTTGGAAGAATTGCTTAAGAAGCGAATTGCGGAGAAGCTCAATCACGACCGCCATCCACCCAAGGCTTGGACGCCATAACGATTGCGGCGATGAGAAATGCGATGAATATAAACGCCCCAGCCGAATGCATGTCAGGCCGCCTTATCGAGTTGATCGAAGGTAGCGCGCAATTCGCCAGCTTCTTCCTCGCGGGAAATGATGCTGGAAAGACGGCAGCAGCTAACGACAATGAATACGACGATGAAGACGGTGAGCAGCCCGAGGATAATTAGCGCGTCTTGTGCCCAATGGATTGGTGCAGAGTTCATGCTTCACCTTCGAAAAAATCTGATGGTGAAAGGTCAAGGCCGCGCTCTCGTGCGCCATCTAGAATTTTCTGATGATGCCGAGCGGGAATAATTCCGGCGCTGCCGCCCTTCGATTTGGCATGGGTCCAGCGATAGACGCGAGAGACATGAACGCCCGCAATTTCCGCCACTATTGCCGCCCCACCGCACTTCTCAATCACACGATCTGCTGTCATGGCTGAGGAAGATGCGATAAACGCAATGCGATTGCAAGCGCAAAGTTGTGAAATTCGCACTATTTCGCAATTGCGAAAATCGCATAATGGGGAAATGGACATTGGCAAGATTCGCAAGGGCTTGGAAAAGCCAGGAAAAAGCCAACGCGGCCTTGCTTTGGCCCTTGGCGTGGACCCGACAGCGGTAAGCCGACTCCTATCCGGTCAAAGGCAACTCAAATTGCACGAAGTGCCGAAAGTTGAGGCTTACCTTTTTGGTTCTACAGAGCTGGAACCGCAAAAAGGAACTACCCAAAATGGTGTATCTTCCGTAACGTCATCGCCAGCGGGTGTTGCGTTCGACAGAAGTTTGCCGCCTCTCAGGGTGATGGGCTTGGTGGAGACGGGGCCAGACGGGTGGAGCCTGTTTAATGGCGAGGTGATCGATACGATCCCTCGCCCCTCGATCTTAGCAGGCGCAAAAGATGCTTACGCTGTATATATTGTTGGCACCAGCATGGAACCACGCTATTTCGCTGGTGAAGCAGGTTTCGTACACCCAGGGAAGCCAGTAACGGCTGGTTCCTTCGTATTGGTACAACTCAAGCCCAAGATCGAAGGGGACGCCCCACGGGCCGTTCTAAAGCGCCTGGTGAGGCGTTCTGGCAGCAAAGTCGTCCTGGAACAGTATAATCCAGCTAGGACCTTCGACCTTAAGGCCGAAGAGATCCTTTCCATGCACCGGGTTGTTGGTTCGACCGAGGCCTAGCGGTCTATTGTGAGCGGGCACAGACTCACCGAGCTTAGGGTAATGGCTACCGGACTGCCCATGCAGTCGTAATAGCAGATTTTGTTCATTCCCGTGACTTGCTCCCCGCTCTTGAAGCAAACAACCGCAACCTGAATGCCGGCCGGTTTTGCGGGCTTCGGGGACTGATTTAGGGCTGCGACCAAGGCTGTCGCGGTCAATAGCTCGATCATTTTCCACCTTCCATGGGCTGCAAAAACGCAACCAGAACAAGGCACAAGGCTGCGCTGAAAAATAAATGCGGTCTATTGCGTTTTTCGCATTGACATCGCATTGCGATTTTCGCATTATCCCCCCGTTCCCCACGGAACACCGCTGGTCGCTCTGGTGACCAAGGTTAGCCCCCGACAGGGCGATCAGCGGTCTTAGATGAGGAGGCAGGATATGGGCGAAGACAACGTGATGCGGGCGATAATCGCCTCAAAGAAGGCCAAGCGCGGTCGCGGATTCAAAACTTCCGCCTATGACAAGCGCGACATGTCCAGGGCCAAAGCAATGGTCGCGGACTTCGTGGCCTGGATGCAGGAACAGAATAAATCGTCGGGTGCAGCATGAACACCCACTCCCGCCAAGAATACGAGGCCGAGGTCATCCAGCTTTTCGCCGGCATGTCTCGCCCTCCCCGCTCAACAATCTCTGACGATCAATACAATACGGAGATTGCTTTAGCTCGGCTTCTCGAAGCGAAGAAGAACGAATTTCTCGCGGCCTGTGAACAGGTCAACGAGAACAGCGGCTTTCGCTCAATCAACATGACGGCGGTGCGCGAGGGGCTGGAGGATGAGTTGCCCTCGGTGAAATCGTGGCAAGAAGCTTTGGATGGAGCGCGTCGTGGGTATTAAGCACACGCCGGGGCCTTGGATGGTTATCGACCAGCGCCACGTTCCTTGGACTGACGCTCTAACCATTGCGACTGACCCTGATGCAAATCAGGCAATCGCCTACACGACGCGCGGCTTTGAAGGTGGGCGCCTTCCGTCTGGCGAACACGACGAACGGGCATGTGCATGGGCCAACGCCCGCCTGATCGCCGCAGCGCCGGAATTGCTGGTGGCATGCACGGAAGCAGCTAGTCGCCTTCATTATTCTGGCGATCTGTTCCACGACCAAGGCAACGAGACCCGCGCTAAGGCCGATTGGGCTGCAGCTGAGATATGTCGTGCTGCGGTTTGCAAAGCAACCGGCACCGAAAAAATCGGGAGCGGCCTCAAATGAAAAACGTCTCGCCTTATCTACACGCCGCAGCCCGCAGAGCCTCAATCCAATGCGTCACACTCCGAGCCCCTGTCTATGCGACTACAGCTGAATTTCCACACCGCTTCGCAAGGACGCGGAGTGATGGTCTGCCCTTGGAGAAAACCCCGCCCGTCGAAAGCTGGGGCAAGGCTGCGATAGGCGGGGCGCTGACGGTCCTGACCATCGCCATTCTGATCGTGGTGTTCTGATGGGCGCCGCAAAGGATATGTGGATGGATGAGGTCGAGCGCATCACAGACGCATTTGCGCTGGGTGATATGGGCCGCGACCGCGCCGCTGCGAAGTTAGTCAACATGGGCTTCGATCTGCACGAGGCGGAAACACTTCTGACTGAGGCAATTTCATGAACACGCAAGCCAAAATCAAGACAGACGAAGCAGCGCCAGTAGTCATTCCCGACATCAACGCCCGTATGGTGGCGGTGATGCGCGACCTTGGCGCTATCGGCAAGGACAAGAAGAACGAGGCCCAGGGCTTCAAGTATCGCGGCATTGACGACGTTTACAACGCGATCAACCCGATCCTGGCGAAGCATGGCGTCTTTATGACCGCCGAGATTGTCAGCAAATCGCGCGAGGAACGCACTAACTCGAAAGGCACCGTCCTTGCCTTCACTAGCCTACGGATGCGCTACAGCTTCATCGGTGAAGACGGCACTTCTGTCGTAACAGAAGCCGAAGGTGAAGGCATGGACAGCGGCGACAAGTCGTCCAACAAGGCAATGGCCGTTGCGCACAAATACGCCCTGCTCCAAGCCTTTTGCATCCCGACGCAGGACTTAGACGATCCAGACGCCCACGTTCACGAGGTGGCCGCGAAGCCTGCCACGATGCGGGCTCCGCAGGCCGGGCCGACAGACGCAGATGGCGACGTAACAGAAGGCGTCAAGAACTGGGTCGCGCAACAGAAGGCAATCATCGACAAGGCTGAGCGCCTGCCCGATTTGTATATGTGGACTGACGAAAACTGCCTTGGTGGAACACCGGCCGAACCCGACACAGCGAGCATTCTCTACCGCCTCAAGAAAAAGGCGCCGGACGCATTCCACGAGATCGTCCGGTACTACCAGGCAAAGTCTGAAACACTGAGGAAACAGTAATGAGTGAATATCTCGACGTTATCAGCTGGAAGAAGACCAAGAGCGGTAAACCGTTCGCAGTCCGCATTGGAAGCGCCAAGACGCTCGATAACGGCAACATCAACGTTTACTTCGACGCCCTGCCCATTCCTGGCCCTGATGGTTGTCAGGTGACGATTGCGCCACGCCGGGAAAAGACACGCGAACCCGGAGAGGATTCACCCTTCTGATGACCCGCGCGCTGATCATCATCCATTCGGACTTCGACCGTCGCAGGGCGGCGAAGTGGTGCGAGAAGGCGCCAGATGGTTGCCGGATTGAATACAAGGCTGAGAAGCGCAGCCTGGATCAGAACGCGCGTCTATGGGCAATGCTTACGGACGTTGCGACACAGGCCCAGCACAACGGGCGGAAATACACTCCCGATCAATGGAAATGCCTATTCCTCCATGCCTGTGGCCGCGAGGTGCAGTTTATCCCGGCCCTGGACAACAAAACATTCCTGCCGTGGGGGCAAAGCTCGTCGGACCTGTCCAAGGCGGAAATGTCAGAGCTGTTCAACTTCATCGAAGCCTGGGGCGCCGAAAACGGAATTACCTTCCATGACCAGCCGCCAATAGCGGAGGCCCGGCATGGCTAGGTCCGAGTTCTCTGCAAAGGTCAAATCCGACGCCTGGAAGCGTTGCGGCGGCAAGTGCGAGAAATGCACGGCCAAGCTATTCCCCGGCAAATTCGATTACGACCACCGGAAGGCTGACGGTCTAGGTGGCGAGCCAACGCTTGAGAACTGCCAGGTGCTTTGCGCCTCGTGCCATTACACTAAGACCCACCATGAAGACCGCCCGCTTATGACCAAGGCGGACAACATTCGGAAGCGGCACCTTGGCATCAAGAAGTCCCGTGGCTTTCCAAAGCCACCGCCCGGATACAACCCATGGACAAGGCGGGTTGAGACATGAGACAGCGCCCGTCCCAAAAGCAGCCCGTACAATCGGTCGGTTTTACGAACCAGCCACGGCTATTGACCAGCGAGCATTTGGAAAAATACCCCACTGCCCGTCTGTTCGGCTACGCCCGCGTTTCGACCGAAGACCAGATCCTAGACGTTCAGATCGAAAAGCTTCTTGAGGTCGGCGTCCAGAAGAATGATCTATTCTCCGACAAGCTGAGCGCGGTCAACGCACATCGTGATGGCTATCGCCTCATGCGCAAGCAGATCCAGCGGGGAGACTTTCTGATTGTCTATTCCGTCTCCCGCCTGGCGCGCGATGCCAAAATGCTGCTGACGATATTGGATGAACTGGAAGTCGAAGGCGTCACGGTCGTGAGCCTGACAGAGCGGCTTGATCTCAAATCCGCCACTGGCCGTATGCAGATCACCATTCTAGCCGCTGTTGATGAAGCAGAGCGTGGCCGCGTCCGTGAGCGCACTAAAGACGCGATGCAGCTTCGCAAGCGTCAGGGGATGTACCTGGGCCGGCCGGTACTGGTGACGCCCGACAAAGCGAAGCAGATGCGTGCTTTGCGTAGGCATCTCTCGGTGGCGCAGATCGCGCAGCAATTCAAAGTCTCAAAGTCCGCTGTCTATGCGGCAACCAAATAGGAGCGGCAATGAGACACCCAAACCCCGTGGTCCAAGATGTTGGCGAACGCATCGCCAATCACATGGACGTGATCCTTTCGTACTTCAAACCCGGAGCTAAAATCGCCGTTGTAGTCTACCGCGAGGGGCACCCAGATCAGGATTGCTACATGACCAATGGCGAAGGCGCGAAGATTATTGAAGCAGTCAATCGACGCCTGACAGACCCGAAGTCTGTCGCGGCTGTCGTCTAGGGGAGCCCAAGAAAATGGCTGACAGGATCACACAGCAAGAGCATTCCTGCCTCGCGGTGCTGGAAGATTGGAAAGCGCCGTTCGAAGTAGCGTCCATGCTCTACCCAAAGGGCGCGAACATCCCGCAGCGAAAGAAGATCGCGGAGACAATGCGAAATCTCCACAGCCATGGCCTGCTGCAATATGGCGCGCCGAATAACACCTATCGCCGCACCGAGACGGGCACCGCTGCGATTGCCGGTGGCCGCATCATCTTAAATCAAACCGTCTAACCGGGGAGCGGTTTCCATGAGTGAACCCACACCTGCCCAAATGAACTGCGGATATTGCCTCTATGGGCCACCTGCAATCTGCACCTGCGGCACCTGCACGGTAGATCCTGCCGATTACGAAGATGACTTTGAGCCTGATGAGGACGAAGAAGAGTTCGACTGTCACCTGATGCCGAATGGCCAATGCCTCGCCGCTGGGTCGGAGGATTGCGATTGGAATTGCCCCTATCGAGACAGCGAGCACTATGCCGGCAGCAAGGCATGGATGCGCGCCAAAGGCAGCGCCTGCCAAAGTTGCGGCGCTGACATCGACGATGGTCAGGAGCCCGGCCATCCCCGCACCTGCCGCAAGTGCAGCGGTCTGGGTAAGCACGAAGACGAAACCGGATTTGACCCAGCTGACCAACCCGATGCGGGCGGTCCGGCTGGTCGCTAGAAGGGAGCGGCATATGCGTTGCCCAAAGCGCAAGCCAGAGCCAGCCGTTCAGGGCGAGAGCCCGGAGCAGAACATGGTAATCGCGATTGGCCGTTGGCGCGATATGGTGTGCTGCCAGCACTGTGGGATGTTCGGTACTATATCGCATGGCCGGACTAGAAGCGGCATGCAGCGCATCATCTGGTTTCGCGCACATGGCGCGACAGAGAAATATTACGCTGAACGCGAAGCATTTGCCCACAGCATCGGACTTTAGAAGGGAGCGTCTATGAAACCTGAGTATGAGCCTAAGACCCGCGAACAGTTTTACGGATATCTGGTCGAGGAATGCGGCGAGGTGCTACACGCCGCCGGTAAGACGCTGCGTTGGGGCGAGTTATCATGCAACCCAGAGGTGACGTTCGAAGAACGTGAGCCAAACCTGCAATGGTTGAGACGGGAAATGCTCGATCTTGAGGGCGCAATAGGCCGAATGCGTGAGTGGCTCGATACTCACGAAGAAGAATGGCGATAGGGAGCGATTTAACCATGGAGAAGAAGATGAAAAGATTTTACGTGATCGATGAAGAAAACGCGACGAGCTGGTCTCACAAAACGGACGCCGGGGAATATTTCACAACCGAAGCCAATGCCCACGAGAGGGCAAAGATTTTGGCAGAGTCCGAACCCGGGAAGAAATTCTATGTGGCTGTCGTGACGCACCTTGCCGTCTGCGAAGTGCAGAGCGCCAAAATCCAGGTCGCGTAAGGGAGCGGAAAATGTTAAAGGACAAAATCAAGTATGCCCCTCGTCATCCTGAAAGCGCCATTAGCGGCGAAGGGTATGGCGCGTCTCATAACTGGAGATACGGCGGTACGACCGCTGGCCGCTGCTCGCTCTACAAATGCGATGACTGCGGTGAGATTTTCTATCACCACTACCCCAGCACTCCGGACATTCACGAAGCGATTTTCAAATATGCGGGCAAGCCTGGTTATCAAGTGCCAGACCGTTGCCCTAAATAGGAGCGGACTTTGGATCACTGGACAAAATGGTTTGATGATCGGCAGATGCCAGCGGCACAAATCTGGATTGAAAAGAAATCAGGCTTTTTAGTTGGGCCGACAATCGGATTGGGCGATGATCAATCGAAGCACCGCTGCGGCTACGCCATAAAGGACAATGGCGTTTGGCGCGAGGCTACAGAGGCCGAATACCAAAAAAACATTGATCGCTTCTGTGAGCGGTCAGGATTTTAGAGGAGCGGCTATGACAGATATGGTGAGAAAGATTGCGCGGGCAATCGCTAGAGAGCTTGGAGACAATTACGATGCCGCTTTCCTGTCGAAAAGTTCGTGGACACACGCTGGCGGCAAGGCGGTTGATGGTACCTTCCGAGACATCAATGCGCCGCTTCAATCTGATTACCGAAACGCAGCCGAAGTCGCCATTAAAATGGCCAAGGATATATAAGGAGCCTCGCGTGAAAAAGAAAAAATCACAGCCGCGTCGATCCTGCACCTGGGATGCGATCAGCATCATGAACGCGCAGGGTGAGCCGTGGACGCGCCAGGTCTGGCTCGATGAAGCCGACGCGCTGGCCTACCTGAAGCACTATCAGACGCGGACGGGGGTAAAGCTTCCTAAGCACAAAGCTGTCGCCGTGCGGATCACAGTTCGAATCCCGAAGTCATCTCAATAAATGGAGCGATTAAGTGAGACGTGCTGAATACAAAGCCGAGACAAGTCTTAAGCCGGGTGCCACTGGCCGGACGAAAGCTCGGGCCTTGGCACGAGGAAGGCGATGGTCTGTGAACCGCGCCAGTACGTCTCACCTAATCTCTTAAATGGAGCGGCTATGGTGACCAAAAAAGAGATACTTTTTGCTTTCTCTCAAGTGCCGGAAAATATCGGTCCAGGTGAATACATTAGAGAATGTCTGTGCTAATTTGCCGAGATAGCGGAAGGAATTAGCACAGACAGTGCGCTTGCAGGCGCATCCAACCACCTGATCCGTGAGCGTCACGCACTTGCTATGGACAGCATTGGACAAGCGCGCAATTGCATTAAAGAATTTCGGGGGGACTTAGCACTAAAAGCGCTTGATGTGGCAGAGCATCAAATCTCAAAAATCACACCGGAATAAAGGAGCGGCAGATGTGTCCGTGCCAGCTTTTTTCAGTTTGTAATTGCTACTTAAGGGAAAGAGACGATGAAATCGGAAAAGAGGATTATAGTCTCAAAGACCGGAACGAACACTGTCACCGCGCCAGATTATGGCGATGCGTGGATCAATCGGCTCGCGTTGGTGTTGGCCGTAATGCGTGAGATGGAGGCCGATGAGCTTGCCGCCACGCTAACCTTCGTGAACTCCAAATTCACTTTGAGATAATGGGAGCGAATTTCAAGATTGGATAGCGACCAAGTAATCAGGGGAACGAGAGAGCATCCGGTGTAGTGATACGGTGCGGATGTAGCAGCCGAGATGGGTATGGTTAGGCTGCCGGTGCAATGTAAAACGAGGCGACACCACCAGCGCGCCTATCGTCCTCAAGCCGGAGATCGCTACCGGCACTTTTAGGAGAGAGATATGTCAGACTTTGAGTTTCACCAATTCGATGGCGGCGCGCCGATCAAGACATGGACCAAGGGTGTCCAGGTGGAGGATCAGGCTATGGCCCAGCTTCGGAACTGCGCCACGTTGCCGTTCATACATAAGCACGTCGCGGCGATGCCTGACGTGCATTGGGGCATGGGCGCGACCATCGGAAGCGTGATCGCCACCAAGGGCGCTATCGTCCCTGCCGCCGTTGGCGTGGACATCGGCTGTGGCATGATGGCGGTGAAGACCACGCTGCGCGCCGAACACCTCCCCGACAACCTCCACCAGACGCGGCTTGATATTGAGGCGGCGGTGCCGCACGGGCGCACAGACAATGGCGGGGCGAATGATCGCGGAGCCTGGCATGATATCCCCGCCGAAAGCGTGGAGCGATATGCGCCGCTCTCAGTCCGCTACGATACCATCATTGCCAAGCACCCCAAGGCCAAAGCGTACAATTCCGCGCGCCACCTTGGGACGCTTGGGACCGGCAACCACTTCATCGAAATCTGCATTGACGAGGCTGGCGACGTTTGGGTGATGCTGCATTCCGGCTCTCGCGGGGCCGGGAACAAGATCGGCATGTATTTCATCGACAAGGCCAAGGAGGAAATGCGCCGGTACTATATCGACAAGTTTCTGCCCGATCAGGATTTGGCCTATCTGGTCGAGCATTCCGAGATTTTCGATGACTATGTGAATGCCGTCCATTGGGCGCAGGACTTCGCCTGGGAGAACAGGCACGCCATGATGGACGCGGTGCTACGCGCCATGCGGGCTACGCTCCCGGCCTTCGATGTGACCGACATGGCCGTGAATTGCCATCACAACTATGTCGCCCGCGAAAACCACTTCGGCACAAACGTCCTTATCACCCGCAAGGGTGCGGTCCGCGCCCGCGAAGGCGACCTGGGCATAATCCCCGGCAGCATGGGCACTGGCAGCTTTATCGTGCGAGGCAAAGGCAACCCGGAATCGTTCCACTCCTGCTCGCACGGTGCAGGCCGGGCAATGTCGCGCGGTGCGGCCAAGAAGGCCATCAGCATGGAGCAGCACGCCGAAGCCATGAAGGGCATTGAGGCGCGGCTGGACGCTGACGTGATAGACGAAAGCCCCGCCGCATATAAAGACATCGGCGCGGTGATGGCGGCGCAGGACAGCCTTGTGGAGATCGTCCACCGGCTGCGCCAAGTTCTAAACGTCAAAGGCTAAATGGGAGCGGCCGATGGGCGACGATACGCAAAACCCGGAATACACCAAACTCCTCGTTAAAGGCAGCAAAGTGTTCAACCCGGATGGATCGCCGTTCGAGTTCGAAGATCGCCCTTATGTCTATGCGATCAATGCGAGTGGCGGCATCAGCAAGTGCTACCGCAGTTATTCAGACTATTGCGATTAGAGGAGCGGATCATGCCTGAATACACGACATTCGCGGCGGTCATAGAGTCCGCAGACTTTGGCCCAGCTCAAGACGGTCAGACATTCGTCACCGCAACATTCCGGTGCCCTGTTGACGCCCGCTTTCCCGCCGGCATTTGGCATCTTTCGCCCGTATCAGCGGGAATGCCGGATTGGGCCAAAGAGCAAGACAAGAAATAGGAGCCTTGACCGTGATAGCCGCGCTGTTCGTTGACACCAAAGGTTGCTACGCCGGATTACCAGGCGTGGACCTGTGGGGCATCAATCGAGACGCGCGATCTTATGACGGTCCATTCCCGGTCGTCGCCCATCCACCGTGCCAGCTTTGGGGCCGATTCGCCCATGTGAACTTCGCCCGATGGGGCGGAGAGCATAATCGGCCTGGAAACGATGGTGGCTGTTTCACTTCCGCACTCGCATCCGTTCGGCGCTGGGGCGGAGTTCTTGAGCATCCGGCATTCTCGGAAGCATGGCCGGCGCATAATCTGCCGCGCCCGAGTATGGGTGGATGGCGTTGCCAAGATGGCGATTGGGTCTGCGAAGTTTGGCAATCGGCATATGGTCATAAGGCACGGAAGCGGACATGGCTTCTCTATCGTGGCTTCTATGCGCCTCCGCCCCTCCGCTGGGATCGTCCAGACGGGACGCACCAGATCGGCTTCCATGACCAACGCGGGAAAGAGCGCAACAAGCCGACAGTAAGCGGCAGGGCTGCGAGCGCAACGCCGGAAATTTTCAGAGACCTTTTAATCTCAATCGCCGCATCCGCCTCTGTGCGGGCGGCTGCTTAATGGGGACGAAAATGAAAGCTGAAATCTCTGTGAAGCTACTTCCTTGGGGAGCACCAAACTTCGCGCGCTTAAACGCCATCCCAGACAATAGACACGCTGGAGATGTTGACCGTCCGACCGTCGCCATCAAAGAACTATCTGGTCAGGCCCTCGCAGCTATGGCGCAGATGTGGCTCGACGATCTTTACAAGAAGGCTGGCAAGTCGTGCCCGTTCGAAATCCCAGACAACCGAATTATCGAATAGGGACCCAGCATGGCCGATGAAACCATTCTTTCCGTGGACCTTAGCAGCGGCGCAATTGTCACCGATAAGGCCATCTATGCACCTGAACGCGGGAGACTTTTGTTTCTGCCTGACAACGCCTCCGAGGCCCAGGTCAAGGCATATGAAGCCTACAAACTCCGCAGCGAAGCCGAGAACGTGATGCTGTTGGCGGCTGAAAACTTTTTGAAGGCGCACGGCTACACCGTGACCTTCGATCACAACAAATAAAGGTGGCGCCATGACCAAAAGGTGGAGCTCAACAAAGAGCAGAGATGGTCTTACCAAGCGTGCGGCTTCAAAGAAGGCTAGACGCCACGACGAATTTTATGGCGAGCGCTGCCCTTACAGAAATCCAGATTGCCCGTTGTGTTACCCGGAAAACTCTACAGCCATAACTCAGGCAGAAAAATAAGGGGACCTAGCATGTCTGAGAATGATGGATACAGCGATCCTGAATTTACCGGCGATAAGCTGCACGATCTAGTTATCGCTATTGAGCTTGCAATCGGCGCACGGAAGGCGGGGTGCACGCCGCTGGGTATCGCAGTAACAAATCTCTGCGAGGACGCGATCAAGCGCGAAGAAAATCTCAAGAACCTAGTGCTGAAATAGGGGACCAAAGGAGAAGGACATGGCAGATCAACACGCGACGACCGGCGACGCTATTAATCACGCAATCGACAAGGCCAGCGAAGGGCTCGCGCAAGTCACGCACCTTCTATCGTCAAGTGCGCCCCAAGCATGGGCGCTATTGGTAAGGGCGACATTCGCGCAAGGATTGGTCAACATTCTAATCGGCGGATTTGAACTTGTTGGTGCCACCCTACTAATTGTTCTCTCAGCAAAGGCCGGATCGACGAGTTGGGAAGAGCCAAAGCTGAGATGCTTTGTTTCAATTTTTGCTGGGATCGCGGCGGTCATTCTTCTATTTGCGGGGCTGGTGGATTTCTGTTCCGCATCAAACTGGTTTCGCGTCGTTTCGCCTGACGGATATTTGGCACAACAAGCATTGCAGAAGGTGCTTTGAAAGGGGACCAAATGCGCTGGCTCAGAAAACTATTTGGCCTCTGCGATCACGACTGGAGGCATTATTCGAATTTCATGGGCTGGGGCGGCCCAGAAGAAGTTTTGTTCTGTAGCAAATGTATGCGGCTTCGCAGGAAGCCTTGGAGATAGGGGACGTTTATGACATCCGCGCCGGCCGCCTATTCTGCTGCCACCTTAGCGTCCCGCTGGGGGGTGTCGCAGTGACCGGGCGACTCCTAAAATTACGGGATGCTGCCGAATATTGCGGAATGCCTGTGCGTAACTTTCGCCGGCACATAGGGATAGCGCCTGTCCGTCTTGGCCCTCATGAACTATGGGACCGCACCAAGCTTGACGCCTACATCGACGCCCTTCAGCGTGGTCAGCCATCAAATGCCAGGGCGAATTGGGCCGATGCCGTTAAGAGGTTCTAAGAGCGGACTTCCGAAGTACGTTTATGTTCAGCGGATTGCCGGCCATACCTACTACCGTTTTAGGCGCAAAGGTGGCGGCTCAGTTAGGCTGCCAGGAAGTCCCGGAACCCAGGAATTTCATGCGGCATATGCGAGCCTTCTCATAGAGGGGCCGAAGGATATTGGCCGCTACAGCCCCGGAAGCGTGGCCCATACCATTCACCTATATTACCAGAGCGCGAAATTTGCCCAGTTATCAGATGGAACTAAGCGCGACTACCGGCGCTACCTCGACCGCCTGGACCGATCTGTTGGCGAACGGGGCATCGAGAGCATAGACGAGGCCTATGTTCATCAGATCTTCGACAAGCTGAAGACCGCCCCAAGCGCGGCTAACCACACGGTCGCGGTCATGCGAACACTGTTCCAATTCGCCTTGAAGCGTAAAATCATCAAATCAGACCCCACTACAGGCATTGAGAGACTCCCAGACGGCGATCCATATGAGAGGTGGCCAGTAGAAGCCATCGAACGCTTCCGGGCATCAGCGAGTCCAACAATGCGCCTGGCGCTGGATATCGGGCTTTACACGGGCCAGAGGCTTTCGGACGTAATCGCCATGAAATGGTCGGACTATGACGGGGACCGCATTAGGGTCGTTCAACAGAAGACAGGCACCGTTTTATCCATTCGAATCCACCACGGGTTAAGGCAAGCCCTCAAGAAGTTGCCGCGCGACGCCGAAACCATCCTCACTTCGCGATCTGGGCGACCCTTTCACCCCCGCGTGTTTTCTAGGGACTTCATGAACGCCAGAATTAAGGCTGGCCTCCCTGACGGGTATAGCTTTCACGGGCTAAGACACACGGCAGCCGCCATTCTGGCCGAGAATGGCGCGACGGCCCCGGAGATACAGGCAATCACCGGGCATAAGAGCTTGAAACTGGTCGAGCATTACATTAGGCAAGCCGACCAAGAACTACAGGCTGATCGAGCCATTGCCCGCTTACCGCGTAAAATTACTAAACGTGGTGCTAGAAAGGCTGGTAAATGATTGATTTTGCTTGGGGGATCGTCTAATGGTAGGTACTAGGACGGTCCATATGAATCAAAACCTTATAGATGATTCCGCGCCATCTGATACCCAGGGAATCCCTGGTGAATTCAGCGCGAGTGCTAAATTTTCTCGCCTCCCGAAATACGTTTATCGCCAGGTGGTAAGCGGTCACCTTTACTATCGTTTTAGGCGCCCCGGCTTGCGATCAACTAGGCTTCCGGGGATACCTGGAACACCTCAATTTGAACGCGCGTATCAAAAACTTCTCACCCAGCCATCTGACCTAACCCGAAGCAGCAGTTCGGCGCTTCGCTATTTGCTTGAGCAATCTCTGCCGAAGGCAAAAGCGCGGTCTAGGACTAATAATCTGCCCTTCGATTTAACACCGGAATACCTCTCTTCGCTTATGAGCCAACAAGGCTTCAAGTGTGCCCTTTCCGGTCTAACGTTCAATTTGTCTAAATCTGGCGAGCGTCAAACCACTAAACGGATGCCTTTCAGGCCAAGCATTGACCGCATCGATTGCGCATTGGGATATACGCAAGGGAATGTTCGTATCACGTGCTTAGCAGTGAACATCGGGATATCAGATTGGGGCGATGATGTTTTTAGAGAAATCTGCCGAGCCGTCGCCAACCAGAAATGAATAAAAGGCCCTACCACCCGGTCAGGGGCAGTAGGGCCAGTCTCGCGCTCTAGCATCTGGTGAGGGGGAACCAGACGCGGCGCGGAGCTAGTTAAACGTTGTAGCGGGCTATCGTCTTGCCGTTTTCATTCATGACGAAAACGATGCCGCGCTGTCCCTTTTCAGGCTGGGAAGGGATTGAATCCGGCGTGTCCTGGCCGAGGATAAAATGCACCCTCTCTCGCGTGATGCAGTTCACGCCATATCTGGGGGATGCCTGGTTTAGATTTCCCTCGACGCTGTCCACAGAATGGTAAAGGTCTTCAGTAAAGTCGTGACAATGCTTGATCGTAAACATGCTGCTATTCCTACTGCTATGCGCCAAATACAGAGATTGCGGCAGGCGCGCGCCGCAATTCAGAAGGTCTTCAAATCGTATCCGTGAGCGGCGCACACCCTCTTAGCCCTGCGCCGGAAGTCAGCGTTATGCTCGCCCTTCGTCTCCAAGCCCTTCAGATATTGGTGGGCATGAATCATTTCATGCGCGACAGTGCTTAGAAGCGTGACGGCGTGACCATTGCGCGCCGTGCTGACCCGGATCGTGGGGACGCCGTTCTCTATGCCGAAATCTGCGAAGCGGCGCGGGTCTGCGATGACGCAAAACCCTATGTCATCGCTTTCAGGGAGCCGCCAACCCTTGAACGGGTCCGTGGTTCGAAGAAAGTCATAGGCGGCGGCCAGGAGATCCGGGGTAAGCCGGAGCGTCATTTACCGGCCCACTTATTCGACAGAACGGCCGTAATTTCGTTAAGCGCGAATTTCGGATTAGGCGTTCCATGGCTGGCGGCGACATACGCAGAGCATTCCGAGGCAAGCCGGGCCGCGTTCTGCACGGAAAGCGGAAACTTGTGGAAGTTGTTGCTTTCGTGATCGATAGCACAGAGAACAACCGGCGCGTCATTCGTCTCCTGCAACAGATATACCGTGCTTCTTGGAATGTCGCCCATTACGGCTTTCCCTGCATCACGCGGGAGATGCGCGTGCTCAATTCATAGAGCTGTTCGTCTAGCTCCTGTCCGATCTTACCACCTCGGTCCATAATGAATACGGCGTGTGGGGCGCCAGTGTCCGGGTCGAAGTCAACCTTCGCTACAAAGTCCCCAACCTCAATACTTTCGCCAGGCCAACGATAATTCATGAAAGATGGTCCCACTCTCCGTTTGGATATTTCAGTTTGCAAAACTCGTGCAGTTTCATTCCCTCATAACGGCGGCAAAGATATTTCAGGCTGACTTCCATACGGTCGTACTCACCATCTTCAACCTCGTTCAAAATATTGACACCTCTCCAGTGCCTTTGGTGCGGGCCGCGATAGGGCTCTAAATGGAGATAGCAAGACCCAAGTACCAGGCCGTAAAGCGTCTTGCCGGTGCTGGTGACGCGGTTGCCCTCGCGCTTCCCCTGTTCGTGGCCCTGCACGAACGAGGCATTCACCTTCGCCAATCTGGTAGAGACTTCGCCGCCTATTGGCTTCCCGGTCCCAACGTTGGAAAAATAGTGACAGTAGTAAATGCCATCAATCTGAATTGGCTTTAGAAACGGGATGCGTTCCCAATCTCTTATGTCACAATGATCTGAGCCAATCGTTCCGAGAAACTTTGGGTTGTTGTTCGCTACCCGGTCGGCCCTTACTTCATGGTTCCCAGTTATGAAAACCTTGCGTGGGTTCCAACGCTTTCGATGGCCCGATGCCAGGCGCGCGATTTCCTTCTCCATCGGAAGGCAAAGACGCTTGAACGCTTCGTTACCGACGAATAGATCATCGGCATATCTGGCACCCTCAAGGGGGACAGAGCCGGGCTCTTCATGACCATTGAGGCTTGGGAAATCCCAGTGATCTCCGAGATGGACAACTACGTCAGGTTTTTTCTCAGCTAGATATTCCGCAATCCAATCAAGGTGGTCTAGCGGTACTCCTGGCCTAGTCTGCGTGTCTGGGATGATGAAGTGCCGTCTTGGCTCCCCTCCCATGCGGCTAACCTCGGAACCGTCGCAACATGGCCTGGACCGTGTTGCTCTCAAAGATGCGTATGAGCGTCCATATGATCGTCAGGAGCGCCGCAACAGGGGGCAACCAATTCACTATCGCCCCCACAACCACGAAAGCAGATATCGCATCACCCGCGTGTTTCATCGTTTCTGTCGTCTCGTGGTTCATATGGCCTCCCCCTTAAAATCCAGGGAGAAAAACCAGCCTGCCTTGATAGTGCCGGTAATGGCGCCATTGGTTACGTCTGCTGAAAACTTGGCTGTATGGCCGTCTAGGATGATTGAGCCGGTGTAATGATCCCCGGTAACGACGCCAGCGATTGAGCCGTCTCCGAACTCGGTACTTTCGATCTTCCCGGAGAAGCCGCCCTTGCCGTCCGTTTCCAGATCGACAAGGGCATGGTGTGGGCCGGCTAGAACGCTGAATCTCACGACCGGAGGTCTTTTGCCGCTTGCAGTTTCTCGGCCGCGTTTTTCTTCTGGATCAGCGACCAAGCAACCGTGCAGAGAACGGCTGCTGCGCCAGCAACGGCGGTAATTTGGTCTGGGCTAAATACAGCCCCGCCGCCGAATGTGATAATGAGTGCCCGGATAATGGAACCGAGCATGGCTTTGGTGGTGTCATCCATCTTACTTCACCATCAGCAAGCGAGCCTGGGCCTTATCGGCCTGCAGCTGATGAACGAAATCGGAAAACTTCTGAACCGCCGTAACCACATTCTGCACATCGGTGGAGAAGGTGGCGGACGAAACCTGCACGCTGCCATCCGGGCCAAGAACGCTCTCGGCAACCTTGATCGCGGCCAACACGGCCTGCTCCAAGGTCTGGGCCTGCTCCATGTTCGCGGCAGTGCAGAACGGTGCGGAAGTATTGGCGCTGCACACGCTCTCGTAGAGATTGAGCGCGACGGAGAAGGCAGTTTCCGCAAGCTGGAGGTCGTTCTTCGGATTGCTGAAATACTCGCCCATACCGGCGCAACCACCCAACAACAGGGCGCACGTCAGCGAGCCCGCAATGAGAGCTTTTTTCATTCGATGTTCCTCTTTGATTAGTTGATTGGAGTCAGTGAAACTTGGCGCACGTCGGCCAAGAGAGCACCGAGGTCGAAACCATTAGGAGCCCTGCCAGCCTTGTCGAACCATGCGGAGGTGATGGGAACCCAAAGCTCGTCGCAGTATTTGGCGACCCACGCGGCCGTCATGTTCTGCTCTTTGCCCCAGGTGATGGCAGTAAGGGTCTTGGAGTTGAAGAAGCTGCATAAGCCACGCTTCTCGCGGTACGCGCTGGTGACCATGCAATGACCGCCCCACTCGCCGGGCGCCCCGTTCGTGTCAGCCCATAGCCCATCCTTCTGGGCCGAGAGCGGGAGACTGACGCCCATGTAGAGCGAGCCGGAAAGCCAGTGTGCGAGCTTTACATGCTCCCAGTTGCGCGGATCGACAGCGGCAAAGGCCAGGAGTTCGCAGCCCGCGATAGGCTCCTTGCGCCAAGCTTTGAGAATGTCTATTTCAATGCCGCCCTGGTCGGTTTCAGGACGGCCGGGAATATACCCACAAAGTTTCTGGTACAGGTTGACCGCGTCGCTATCTGCAAACCGAGCCAGAAAGCCATTGTTTGAGAGCCACAGCTGGATCGCGTGCAAGATGCCGGCGCACGTGCAATCCCCCAGGATATCGTTAGCGAGCATTCCCCATGACTTCACCTTATCGCCGTAATCAATAGACGCGGGAGGGTCTGGAAGGTCCGTGATGTAATTGGCAAATCGGAGCGTGCGCGGGTCTTTCGGAGACGGTGCGGCGCGGCCCAGCTTCAGGTTCGACGGATTGAACGGAATAATCGCTTCGTTCGGATCGCGCGGCCATAGCCATTTGAAGCGGACATCAATGCCGAAAATGTTCATGCACCCTCTAGGTATGTGGCAGCTTCGATAAGGCGGCGGTGCAGGAGGCCCTTGACCTCTTTGCCGTTGTCGTGATCCCAGGCGATGAATTGGCGCACGACATCGGACCAGCGCCCGTCATTTACAGCCGTGATGAGCATTGAGCCTTTGAGCGCACCCGCTCCCACGTTGAAAGCGAGACTGATAACCGCGGCCATCTGACGGTCTGAGACGGTGGCTTTGATGAGGCCGAATAGCCCCATTGCCGCGTTCTGTAGGTCGGTCGTTAGGGCCGCTTCAGCCTGTTCCTGGGTCCAGACAAGACCCTCATGGGCGCCAGCCGCGTGGCCGTATCCGATAGTCCAGACGCCGCCCCCGTCCTTGTAGGCCGTGAGTTTGCAGCCCTCGAATTGGCGCACCAATCCGGCCGCCAGGTCGATTGCGGACATATTTCCCTCGGAATGTGGAAGTGGTAGAGTGGTGGGATGGATCACGACCAATGGCTTGGCCTGACCGTCTTGGCGGTAGAGTTGCCAATTTTCCTAGTTCTTAGAGCCTATCTGCGGAAGCGTAAGGCCAACGAGCCCAGCCGCTCCGGGGGATATGGCATACTGCTTACGCGGGACCGGAAGGGGCGGGAGCAAGTCAGTTCCACTATTCGCTACACGAAGACGCGGATCGAGTAGCAGCTTAGAGATTTCCATGTTCAAGGCCGGATTGTTACGGAGGCCAAGAGCGCGTTTCGTGTCATAGGCGGCTTTGACCGCTCCGAGGATATTGCCACCAGCCGCATGGCCTATGCCGCGCACCCCATTGAACAGCATGTCCGCGTTGCCATTGTCCGAATCCTCAATGAACCTTTGAGCCGTCGCAGAATTACCCGTGATGGCATTCTTAGTGTCGAACATGGCACGCTTGCGAGCAACATTATCAATGAACTGTTGCGCCTGTGCCGGCGAGTCAAACAGCATGTTGAAGCGTTTCCGGTCACGCTCGCTGTTGATGACTCTCTTAGACTTGTCGCTTGCGTCGGGGGCACGCTCAAGCGCGTCAACCTTAGCTTCGGCGGCGCCCATGCGATAAAAGTCTTTGTCGGAAGGGCTGAGAGCATTAAATTCAGCCTTCAGTTGTTCATTGCTTTCAGTGCGGCTGAAGTGCTGGCGCCCATCAATCACGGCCTCCATAGATTGCGTGGGACCAGACCATGCCTCCCGCGCAGCCTTATAGGCCGGGTTAATATTGTCCAACTCATCGCGGAATGCATCGCGGAATTTTCCAAGCGACAATCCCGCCTTAGTTGGGCGACCTGTTACCGGGTCGCGCATCTCGGCAACTTTGGCGTCTAAAGCTTCCTTTGCCACTGCAAGTGATTTCATTGTCGGAACCGCACCGACAATCGGCTTACCGGCTTCATCCGTCCCAATGATGCTGTAGTCGGATGGCTTGAATGGACGGTTATTAGTAATTGCGTCCTGCATTTCCTGCATAAGGCCGTTCTTTAGGCCGGTCTGTACGTCAGGGTGATCTAGAAATTGTTGCAGCCTTGGACTCCAAGTCGCACCAGGAGCGTTCGCTGTCTTATCAGCTTGCGCCTTCTGGAACACAGAAAGAGCAGCCTGACGGTCACTCTCGGCGCGCTGTAATTGGTCGTGCAGATCCATATATCGAGCGCGCACATCTGCACCGGCCGCGCCACGGGCCGCAAGCGCGCCAGGATTATTGGTATCAATATCCCTTATCTGCTTTGCGATCTGCCCCTTAGCCCCGGTCGCCTTTTGCAGCGCATCACGGAATTGGCTTTCAAAAGGTGCCGTACTCTCAGCGGTCAATGCCTGCTTATACAGTGGGCCTGCCGCATTAGAACGGGCCTGTAGCAAGTCTTGAACGGCGCTGTAGGTCGAACCATTGGCTACCCCACCCTGAATATCCTTAGTGAGCGCGCTAGCCGCCGTGTCATCCCGCTTCGTTAAGAAGTCACCAATATCTGTCCCCGCCTGCCCAGGCGCACGATAAACTGCCCCAGCAAGTCCCTTCGTATTCTTGCCGCCCAAATCCATGAGCGTGAGGTTGTCTCCATTGGCGGCGGCTTGCTGCTGCCTAGCGGCAATGTCAGAAGGAACGAGGTTATCTTGAGCCGCCCTCTCGTTGACCTTCGCAATAGCCTTATTGCGGAGAATGGCGGCTGTCCTCTCTGCATTCGTCGCGGCTCGCGCCGGGGCGGAGGCCGCTATAGCGGCGGGGTCAGACGGCATGGCAAGCGGTAATGCTTGGTCTAGAACATCATCTGCGGCGCGTTTGGGGTCGGCATAGAGCGTAGGACCGAATCCTAACGGTCCCTTGCTCGTGTCAATATCGTTTGGCAGCTTGGGCAACGTATAGGATAGCGCACTGCCTCCGATCCCATGTATCGCACCAGTAATGGGCGACGCTACAACGCCAAGGGCATCGAGCGGCACCTTAGCAGCCGCACCCATGCGCTTGAGACTTGCCAATGGCCCGTAATCGCCGCTCGTCGGCGCAGACATAGCGGTCGAGGCGTCTTGCTTGAGCGCGTCGAATGCACCAGACGCAGCGCGTCCGATATCACCAAGAACATCCCAACGCAGCGCTTCAGGAGCCTGTTGTGGCGCAGAGGCAAGATGCGGATTCTGCCGCATGACCTCGGCTTGAACCTGCTCTTGTGTCGCGCCCTGCGGACCATCAATACGATAGGTTTTTCCGTCAGGTGCTTGAATTGAATAGGTTGTCAAGGATTGACTACCGTTGCTTTTCCCCACCCGCCAGTCGGCTTTGGCGGGAGGCGGGGGAGATTTTGCGGAGCGGGCGCGACACCCGGCGCATCAGGTACAGCCGCAACTTGCGGAGAGCGACCGCTGATAGCACCACGGAACTCACCACGAACTGATCCCGGAGAACGACGAGCCGCAGCGATTTCCTTCTGCATCTGGTCGATTGCAGCGCCAAATTGGCCTTTGGAATAAGCCGCCTCAAGAATTTCGCGGGCATGTTCCTTGTCATTGACCGTAGGCGTGCCGGACGGGCTAATAGCGCGGGAATAGGTGTTGACCAAGCTGTTGACGGCCTGGTTGAGCCGAATGACATTCTCGTCGCCAGTGCCCTGTTTAACCGCCAATTCCACCTTGTTGAGCGACGGGAATTGAGAGCGGTTGACGGCTTCAGAGGCTTGGAGAGCGAGAGGCGCGAGCTGCTGAACTTCGGACGCAGCCATTTCAACATTGGCCGTGCGAGTGCCAAGCGTGCGTTCGCCAGCCTGAAGGCCGGTAAACTCGGCATTGAGGGCAGCAAGGTCGGCACCACCAAGGCCGCGCGCTTGAGCCTGGCGCATAACCTCACCGCGAAGGAGCGCGATATTCTGTGCGCCCTGCACGCCACGGCCGAGATTCTGGAACGGGCTCTTATCGCCAGCCAAAACTTGCTGCGCCATGAAGGTCAATACATCAGGGTCGAGCTTACCGGACTGAGCATTCTCAAGCTTCTGCTTGTCCAGACCAAGGCGCTGTTGGGCTACCGCGAGTTGACCTCGCGAAATCGCCAAGTTCGGGTTGGCATTCTCCAATGCAATCTGCTGGTCAATGGCGTCCTTCGACTTTACGTCGCTGGCTTGGGCCACATGATAGTTCCCGGCCAAATCCTGCTGCACGACCGCACCCGGCTTGAACCCAGCCGCCTGAGCTTCCTGCGGAGATAGTGTCCGCATCGCTTTCATCTGCATGGCAAGCTGGTTCTGGATCAACTGCGGAGCCATCTCAGCGGTCAATTCCGGGCTCCCGGTACGCTGTAAAGCACCAGAAAGCGTGGAGGGCTGCATGGACATGGCCGGGGCAGCATTGGTCTGCATGGCCGCCGCACGGGCTGCATCGACTCCGGGACCGGCCGCGTTCGCCGCGGGCGTCACGCCTACCGGATTGTCATTGAAGCCCATGGAAGGCTGAAGGTTCTGCATCAGTTGCGGCATGGCCTGGAAGGCCTGGGCGTGCTGCAAGGCCGTGGGATCGCCGCCAGCCGCCAAGATGGCGCTATACGCCTGCTGGCGTGTCGCTGGGTCAGTGGCCGTCGCAGCCTTGGAATAGGCGTCACGAAGTTGCTGTCTGCGAAGCAGGGATTGGAATTCGCCAATGCTGTTCGTATCACGACCATTCAGAGCGGCACCCGCATCTGATAGACCGGCGCTGAACAAGCCAAGCTTACTCTGCCAAGTCGGTTGAGACCCCATACCGAGAATACCGCCTTGAGGCGCATCGTCCAGGCCGAGGAAATTCAGAATACCCGCCATTATGTCTGTTCCCTAACCGCCAGGCATGTAGGACGAAGCAACAGCCTGCCCGACTTTCCCGAAGACAGACAGAATGCCGCCGAGGCCAGGATTGCTGCTGGTTGTGGTCGTGCCGTTGGTATTGACGGTCTGCTGCACTGGGATCATGCCCAAAGCACTATTGAGCAAGTTCTGCTGCTGTATCGTCAGCTGCTTGCCCTGTAGCCAATTATTGTAGGCGTTGCTGATTTCCGTCTGGCTCTGGGCCTGCTGCGCATCGCCAACTGCACCCAAGATGCCACCCTGCTGAGCAGCTACGCCAAGAGCATTGTTATTGAGGTTAGCGGTCGTGGTCGCAGCATTGAGACCAAGGTTCTTGGCTGCCAACGAGGCGTTCTGTGCCTGCGTGTAATTCGCCGCGTTCAGGTTGGCGATATTGCTCTGGTTATTGCGGTCATATGCTTCATTGGTCAACGCATTAGCCACGCCAGAGCGGGAACCTCCAAACGCACCGCCCGCGGTGTTCTGGGCATTCATTTGGGTTTGTGCGATTTGGCGTGCACGCTCGTTGTCGTTGATCGAAGCGTCGATGACGTCTTTCTGGAATGGGTTCATGTAGGTTTGGAGATCGGCAGCAGACAGCGGGTTGCTGTTCAAGATGCCTTGAGCGCCAGCGGTAGCGGCATTCGCCGTCTGGCCATATAGTGGGTTAGTGGCGACGCTACTGAGAATGCCCTGAGCCTGAAGCTGGGTAGGCGTAAAGCCGGCAGTCAACTGTCCGGTATATGGCGTGCCCAAACTGGCCGCGTTTTGCTGGGCCGTCGCATAGTTATTCTTTAGAAGCGCCATCGACTCAGGATTGATGGTGTTCGTCTGCGTCTGTTGGGTAGTTTGTTTTGATCCGCCGCTCAATGCAGTAAATCCTTATACATGGTGAGATACCCGAACCTGTAACCGCGCTTTTCCGTGACCTTCTCCCACCCCTTGCGCCCCGTCCCCATCATCATCGTGCAACCCTCAGAGCGCGCGAACTCGCACATTTTCGGCTCAAGAATGTCGAGCAATTCCGTTAAGTCGCCGCCGCCATGCTGAATGATGAATGCTTTGTGCTGGGCGAATTGCGCGATCTCAGCGACGGCGCAGGATTGCTTCCCGAAGAACACGAGGTATCTCCCCTCATCCACCATTCGCTCAACGTCTTCGATGCTTTCGAGCCCGGGCGAAGTCGCGAGAGCGGCTTGGATAAGCGGCCGGCACTTTTCCCAAGGCGTCAAAGCGCGACGGTACTCAGTGTCCCGGTATCGCCCACCGTGACGGACCAAAGGGCGCCACTGGGACTTTGGAGAATGAGCCGGCGCCGGACGATTTCCACGTCAGCGGTCTTTTTCATATTCTGCTTGTCAGCATCCGAGATTTGGCGCCTTGTGTCCGCCTCGTTCGCCTGATCATAACCATTGCCTGGCCGGGGAAGGTTCAACGGCCACCGCCTTGCGTCACGTCGATCCTGGGCACGCCTATGCGCCAGTCTGCATTTCTGACGCCATCGAACCGGGCCCGTATCAAACGGCCGCCGAAGCGCAAATCTGTCCTGCTGGTGAGCGAATAAGGCCCGTAGCTGGTCTCCGCGTCATCCGGGAAGAACTTGGCGTAGAACGTGGCATTCACATCCCCCACGGTCTTATCGTCCGGGACAAGCTGGGAGGCGTAAAACACGCTGTCCCCCTGCCCCATCATGAACGGCCCGCCCTCCAGGTATGGGAGATCTACATCCCCATAATCATTGCCAACCTCATGCTCATAGACATACCCATCCGCACCGCATTTCATCGGGAACGGAAATGGGCTTTTATCGACGGCGCAGAGACGGCTTAGCTTGCCAAACACCCAATGATTTTCTCGGAAATTCCAGCGGACATAGCTATCAACTTCAATTGAGCCACCGGACGGATACCGCCACTCAACTTCACCAAACTCGGAATTGATAGCGCACGTGATCTTCGACTGCTGGAGATAGTTCAGATTCGAAAACACATAGTCTGATACGGCGCAATCCAATGGCTGGGCGAAGCCGTTAAAGGTCCAGAAGTTCCCCACACCCATCCAGACAGCTTGAGAATCCAGAGCAGCCCCGCAAGCCCGCGATATTGCCCCGCACCCGTCCGACTTTTTCTCAAAGGCATAGACGCGGTTGTCAGCGGTATAGGTCGCTACATGTACATCCTGGTCGGTGAGAAGCAGAACACCACCATTGATCCGCAGCCCCATCATTAATCGGCCATTTGTCTGCAAATCGAAATCGCCGGCTTGGTTGGTGGCATCAGCCGTCCAGACGGTGTTATTGCGCTGGTCCGACCATTTCACCCGGCGCGGAACACCAGCAGCGCCAAGCGCCATCAGAATGCCCTCTTGTGTAACCACAAGAGATGTAGCCGATGGGGCGTTAGATACCGCGGCCCCAAGCCCAGTTAGGGGCCATTCATATATTGTAGTATCGTCGGGCCCGACAAAGACAAGATGCTCGCCCCAGGTATCCAGGCTATTTACTGTAGCGTCCTGAATATCGTCGCTATCGGCTATCGGGGCACCGTATATCCCCATACCGTATAGACCGGAGCCGAAGCCCCCAACCGCCGCCGCATCTGCACGTCCTGCGGTATACCCAGACGGAGTAATATCAGCCAAGATACCGCTCTTGGTCATGGCATAGAGGTGGCTGTGCGTTGCGACGGCACACCGCGCCACATTTCCGTTATCGCGCCATGCGATCATAGTTCGTGGCATACCCGTCACGGCAGACGTGGATTTTGCTCTCCAACCACCATCAGGTCGGATCGTGCCCTCATAGAAGCGGACTAGGTTACCATCGTACCAGCGGCCTTGGCTCTGGAGTTGAGTACCGTTGTGGTAATAGCCAGGGGGTGCCTTAATCTCAAAATACGCCATCGAGGCTATGCCCTGTCATATTCAAGATGGACGCTGAAATCGTGGTGTGCGGAATTACCGAAGCCGTCCGTGACAGTTGCGCGCCAAACCGCATCTAGCGTTCCAGACGCTCCCGAAGCCGGCGAGAAGCTCTTGCTGAAGCCAGGATTGTTAGTCGTCAGCCCGCTTGTGGTGGCTGTATTGTCGCCAGATATGAAGGTTATGGAATAGGTATAGGGGCCAACGCTGCCGCTCGGTGTAACCGTAGTGCTGCCGCTCACAGTATGAGGGGCGCCGACGCCGGAATCATTAACATTGATGTCAGGGGCCGAGACAGAAAGACTGGCGGAAATCTGCTTCCAGACGCCACTAACCTTCGTCCAAAGTAGTGCGAATTTCCAAACGCCGCTAACATTCACATTTGCTTGTGCGCTATGATTTGTGCCGGATACGTTGACAGAAAGTGTCAAGCGTATTGCAACCAGATATCGCCATCGGATCCGCCCGAGGGTGCGCTAGAGCTAATCGTGACGTTGTGGATAGCGATACTACCAAGACCGAGATTCGAGCGAGCTGTAGCAGCATTTGCAAGACTGGCTAAATTACCCGACTTGGTAAGAACATCGGTTGCGGCAATTCCAGAATTTCCTATCGTTCCGTTATTATCGGAAAATGAAGGAACGTTTCCAGTTGCGGCACTGACCACCGCAACAACTGTGCCCGTTGGAGACGTGGATGTGTTCGCGGTTGCGGCCGTCCCAAGACCAAGATTGGTTCGGGCCGTGGCTGCATTAGCCAGGTCGCTAAGGTTATTTGCCTTCAGAGCTGCGGCAGCCGTCGTGTTATCGACCGTCTTTAAGCTCGCATCTATCGCGATAATCGCGTTATTAAGCGTGGTCCCCCAGGTATCCGCATCCGCGTTTACGGTGGGATATGCCCAGCCGTAATTGGTGGTTGTGGAATCGGCCATTATGGAATTCCTTCTGGATTATGGTATAAGGCGGTTCGCCGCGTGGTTGCGTTGTCCGGCTGGGGAGACATGACATGACGAAATTCTTATTGCGTTTACTTCTGCTACCGCTGGCCGCCGCTCACGCCATCATCGGCGTATTTGCCCATGACGATCTCTGAGCCGATCAGGACCGGGCCGGTCCGACGGAAACCTGACCACCCGTCTATTCTGCGACGGGCTGTAATGGCAGTCCGCGACAGCGTTTTGGGCTCTCGTGTCGCCTATCTACGCTGGCTAGGAATGGACATCGGGCGCGATACGAAAATCTCGCTCAAGGCCAGGATCGACGCGACCAACCCACGCGGCATTCACATTGGCGATGGGACGCTGATCGCCTTCGATGCAACGGTCCTGGCGCACGATCTAGTCCGCACCCTGCACACTGATACCTATATCGGCCGGAATTGCTTCATAGGCACCCGGGCTACCATTCTGCCGGGCGTAACCATAGGAGATAAC